GTAGTGTCGGCGTCGGTAACATTTGAAATACTTGCGTCGCAAGATTCGGCATCGTTGTACCATTCGGATATTTTTCCATTCTTGCTTTGAACTTGTCCAAGTCTTGCACTTCCTCCCTTGTTGTTGACGTAAGCAATAAACCAAATTCGGTCTCTTCGATGGGGAGCGTTGACGGCGCAAGCTGGAAGTAGAAACGGGAGTACTTCGTACCCTTCAGTTTCCAACTCAGTTTGCACCTCGTCGAATACCACCCCCCCCCCCCAATTAATAAGCCCGCGTACATTTTCGCCCACAACCCAACTTGGTTTAATTTCTCGAATTGCTCTAAGCATTTGCGGCCATAGATGGCGTTCGTCTTCTTTTCCTTTTCTAAGCCCGGCCGTTGAGTATGGTTGGCATGGGAATCCTCCGCTAAGAATGTCAATGTTTCCTTTGTGAATAGTGAAGTCTGTTTTAGTAATGTCATTGTATGATATTGATTTTGGGAAATGGTGCTTTAAAACTCTTTGTCCAAAAGGATTCCATTCGCAATGAAATACGTTTTCCCATCCGGCCCATTCGGCGGCAAGGTCAAAGCCACCTATTCCGCTAAATAAAGATCCGTGTTTCATAATTATTAATTTGCTGCAAACATAATCTAAATAAATTTAAAAAAAAAGTTTTTTTATTTAAAATAAATACTTTAGTTTTGTCTTGTCGTTATAAAACAAACGATATTTAAATTATGGCATTATCACAATTAGGAGGTGTTAACACAACTTACCTCAGTGTTGCGGACGGCAACTTAGTACGCCAACACAAACAAGCAACCGAGCGCACAACGGAGCGCTTAACAAAAACCGGCAAGCTAGTATTTGAGGAAAGGTTTAAGGATCTTACCGCAAAGCTAGAAAACATTACCACGCGCACCAATGACTACGGCACGCAGTGGCAGTTGCATTTTACGGACGGCGATGCTAGCTATATTGTTAGCTTACCTTATTCTAGCCGTTACGCATCAAGCTTTTTAAAAGCTTTGCCTAACATAGACGCAAGCAAAGAAGTACGTTTTATGCCATGGGCTATGAAGGACAAGCAAGATGCTACTAAAACCATTACCGGTATAACTTTATACCAGGACGGCGAAAAGATTGTACCGGCTTACACCAAAGAAAACCCTAACGGCTTACCACAAATGGTAAAGATTAAGGTTAAAGGCAAAGAGCAATGGGATGATTCCGACATGATGCAATTCCTAGAGCAAATGGCGTTTAAACTATTTGCCGATGCAAACGATAATAACCCCGTTCTTGACGAGGAGGTACCTTTTTAGTTGGTGGATTATTGGTTAGCGGTTTGTGGCTTCCGTACAAAAAGCCACACTTTTTAAAACCAATAAATAAAATTTTATGCCAGTAGTAAAAATAACTAGCGAAACAAATTTGCTTCACAACGAGACTCGATATTTTATCCGTATTGACGGCAAGTTTATACAAGGCTTTGACACTTTAGAAAAAGCCGAAGAGGTGGCACAACAAATAGCCGCCAACGGAGGAAGAGAAAAAACCGATGAAATCACCATTAAAGAAATCATATGTTAATTAAAAACCTACAATCCAACCAACTAACTTTTAAGGATGGCCGTTTTTATACCGATGAAAATGGCAACTACTTCCCTAGCGCTACCACCTTGCTTGAGGCATACCCAAAGCCGGCGCAACTAATAATGTGGATGAAAGAGGTAGGATCAAAGGCCGACGAAATTAGAGACGCGGCCGGTAAGCGTGGCTCGGCCGTGCATCAACTTACCGAAGACTATGACTACGGCACCGAATGTACTTTGCTTGACGAATACGGCAAGCCTAAATATAGCCTTGACGAATGGGCTATGTTTGAGCGTTATGTAGAATTTAGCACCAACCATAAGCCGGAGCATTTATTAGTTGAGCAAACATTTATAAACAGTGGCTTAGGCTTTGCCGGCACCATTGACCGCGTTTGCACAATTGAGGGCAAGACTTATATTTTAGACATTAAAACAAGCAACGGCATTTATAATAGCTACTGGCTACAACTAGCCGCTTACCGCGAACTATATACCGCCGCGATAGGCAATGCCGACATTATGCCAAAAATTGACGGCGTGGCTATTTTATGGCTTAACGCAAAGACTAGGACTTATGGCAAAGGCGGTGTAATACAAGGGCCAGGATGGCAGATGGTTACGGAAATGGACACCTCAAAGCAGTGGTCTTTATTCCAAGCCGTTCAGCAATTATGGCACGCCGAACATGAAGGCGATAAACCTAAACAATTTAGTTATCAACTTTCTCATAAAAAGTAATTAACTTTACCCCATGACTACCAAAAGAAAACGATTGTACTTCGATATTGAAACGGCGCCAAACATCGGATTCTTTTGGCAGTCTGGGTTTAAACTTAACATCGGCCCACAAAATATTATTAAAGAGCGTGCAATTATTTGCATTTGCTATAAGTGGGAAGATGAAAAAGAAACGCACGCCCTAAGTTGGGATGCAAAGCAATGCGATAAAAAAATGTTGCAAGACTTTATAAAAGTATTAAACACCGCCGACGAAACCATAGGACACAACGGCGATAAGTTTGACCTTGCATGGGTGCGCACGCGTTGTTTGTTTCATGGCATAGAAATGTTCCCAAGCTATACCACAATTGATACTTTAAAAGTTGCACGTGCAAAGTTTAAGTTTAATAGTAATAAGTTAAATTACATTGCTACGTTTTTAGGCATCGGCCAAAAGATTAAAACCGATTATGATTTATGGAAGGACATTGTTTTAAAGAAGGATAAAAAAGCAATGGAGCGCATGGTTAAGTATTGTAAGATGGACGTGGTACTTTTAGAAAAAGTCCATAAGGCCTTAAGCCACCACATACCGGCTAAAACGCACTTCGGGGTTATCTTTGGGGAAGCTAGAGGATCATGCCCAGAATGTGGAAGCGATGAACTTATAAAGAACAATAAAGTAGTAACGGCAAGCGGGCTAACACGCATACAATATAAGTGCAAGACATGTAATAAATTCCATAGCAAAACCGATAAATAAAATGAATCCAATGGACGTGCAAGTAGGCGGCAATCATTATCAAGTTTATAAAATCCAGCCAACGGAATTTATACACACTAATAGCATTCCTTTTATTGAGGGAAATATTATTAAATACGTTGTAAGGCATAGACAAAAAAACGGCATTGAAGATTTAAAAAAAGCAAAACATTACTTAGAACTTTTAATTCAACTAGAGTATGAAACTTCCAAAGTTATTTAATAAAATGAAACTATCCGAGCAAGAAATGTGGCTTACTAATAAGCTAGCAGAGGTGCATGGCCTTGAACAAGAAATAAGACGCTACTTAGCCAAGGTGCGTGGCGGGCAAGTTATATTTACACCCAGCGATGAAATAGATAGACTTGATGAATTAGAGCTTAAAAAAGATGCTTAAGATTAAGATTATATATCGCAAACTAGGACGTGAGCAAGCCCATGGACTTGCTAGTAAAGACGGCGTTATAGAAATAGACGAACGCCTAAAGGGTAAAAAGCACCTGGAAATTTTAATCCATGAAATTTTGCACTGCATATATCCTAGAAGTTCCGAAGCTACCATAGTTAAAAACTCGGTTATGCTTACGCGCCTTTTATGGAAGGAGGGTTATAGACGCGTTGATCAAAAAGAAGATGAGCCGCTACAAGACGGCTTATTATAACATTGGATTGCCTTTGACCAATTAAATATGATTAGGCAAAAGGCCGGTAAAAAAAAATCAATAATAAAATTTATTATAGTAATTAGGGAATGCCGGCCTTATATTTTACATAAAGGAAAGCTACAACTTGACACATATCATAAAAAAGTAAGTCAATAACTTGACTTTTTGAATCATATTTTATGCAACTAAGAGACTACCAAGTAGACATAGCAGACCAAGCAATAGACATCTTAAAGGAATTTAAGCTTGTCTATTTGGCGATGCAAGTGCGTACTGGTAAGACGATCACCAGCTTGCACATTGCTAGCTTATACGGAGCCAAAAAGGTATTATTTGTAACCAAGAAAAAAGCTATAAGCAGCATTGAAGATGACTTTAAACAGTCCAATTGCTTATATGATTTACTTGTTATAAACTACGAAAGTTTACATAAGATACAACACACCTACGATTTAATTATAATTGACGAGGCGCACGCCCTAGGGCAATTCCCAAAGCCAAGCGGTAGGGTGACGGATTT